TTACAATATTATATGCAATTTGAAATGGTTTCATCATATCTACTAAAGAAGTAGATCTTGTATTTCTATCGCCAAATACTGCACCCTCTACTGGTAATTTACATCCATATAATGATGAATCACCTTTAAACTGAAATGGTAATTTTTTTATTTGATTATCTGTAATACCTAAATAAATTGGAGTTAAACCATCAGGATTTTGCATACCCCAATATGATGGTCTATTTGGACCAATCTTTATTCCACCCCATGTTTCATTAATCCAAATCCAATCAATATGTTCTCCATAAACTAAATTTTCTTTAGTCTTTTGTTTATAGAGCATTGTATCATATTCTGGTTTTGTTGTAACTACATATGATTCATCTATAATTTCTTCTAATACTTCACCAGTATCTGTTACTTTAGTTAAATGACCAACTCTTCTTTGTGATTTCCAATAACAAGTAGTTACACGAAGATAATGGGCGGTACCAAGATCAAATAAATCTTCACTATCTGAAAGTATAAGATTTACAATATCATTACCATCTGCAATATAATTATCAAACATTGATACATATTGGCGATAATGTAATGATGGAGAATTAGTATTCCATTCATGCGATCTTGTAGGATCATAATATGTACCATCATTTTGGTATCCTTGAATAGGATATGCAGATGATCTAACAGGATAAATTGCTTCCAGTGATTTTAATTGATCTTCTGTCATTAGATAACCATATTTATCTATAACATCTGATACAGTAAGCATATCACATTTACCAACCCAATTACCTTGAGAAATATATCTATTATCTGGAGATTTATGATAGAATGTTAATAATGGATTCCATAACTCAATATCATAATCATCTTCCATCATTTTAAAATGCCAAAATTCTCTATCTGTAACTAGCATATCTCTAAATGCTAATTCTTCTAATTCTTGTATTTTAAATCTTTCATCATCAACTTGGTGTTGATGCCAAGCCCATTGTTCTACCATTGAACGATAATCTTTTTTAAAAAACTGTTCAATTTCTGGTAATGTTTTTAAATTTTCAGGAGATAGTTGTTGTTGAAGTTGTTCTTCATCTAAATTCATCCCCATTGTTATCATAGAAGCTAATATTTTTTGTTCAGCTTCTTTTAATAATACTTCTTCTACCTGAGCTCTTTTTTCTTCAAGTAATTCATTATATGAATATTCATCAACAGCTCTATATGCTACTTTAGATGCCCTTTTAGAAAATTCAGAAACAAGTACATTAATAACATTTGGTATAATAGGATAAAATTTTAGTTCTAGTGCTGATTCATCTTGTTTAGTTAAAACCTCAACTAGATCTTTATAATCATTATCTTCTTCAATAATATAATCTGTCTTATCTATAATTCCTTTTGCCAGTTTATAGTTTTTCATTAACCTTCTGGCATTTCTTCTTAATTGTTTTTGCCCTTGTAGTTCTAACCAATCTAGATTCCAAGCTGCCCATTCTTGATCTTTTTTATCTTTTGGTAAGAACTGAATAGGTTGAGTAAGAGTACCCATTTTATTGTACTCTACTTTAGCACCATTCTTTAATTGTAAGGCGTTATATATTTGCATTTTAATTATTTTTTACAAGAACAATTATCACAATTTCCAGTACATGTTTTTGTACTAACATATGTTTTAACTGGAATTGTACCTGAAACTATTTTAGGTTCTACTAAATTAATATCAAAATCTAAAAGAATTAGAGCTTGTTCAAATGTAATTTCTTTTTTATCAACTAGTTCTTTTATGATTTGTATTTTTCTTTCTTTAGAAGTCATTATCTAAAATTTTTAAATGGGTTTCTTTTTCTTTGTGCGTTTGAAAATCCAGATTTTGTATTACCTATAAACCTAAAAGGGTTATTATTAAATTTATACAAATTATTTGAATTCTCCAATTTCATTGATTGATCTCTCTCAAATTTTCTCTGAAATCCTCTATTTGATATCTGAATCTTAGCAAATGCAATTAATGCAGCCAAAGATACTAAACGGTCAACGTTTAATCCTTCTTGATATGCTAACATTTCTTTCATTGCCATTATATCAGGAATTCTTTCTATTCCATATGTAGTTCTTACAATTGTACCATCTGTTTTAGTTTCATGGTCAATTTCTTCGGATAAGAATTGTATAAGATATGATAATAAATGTGTTTTAAATAATATTCCAGTATTCTTCCAACCATATTCTTGAAATACATTTGCATTTGCTCCAAGATCTTTAAGAAACATAATTTGGCTTTTAGGTACCAAATACTTTTGTTTCTTTTTTTCAATCATATACTGTATAAATAATGAGATGTTATTCTCTACAATTGTCCAGGCATTATACCATTCAATTATATGTTCTAATTTCTCATGTGTTTTATTTAAATCATCAAATCTACCACACCAAGCTGCAACAATTTTATCTTTTTCATAATATGTTTCTTTACCATTAAATGTTTCTTTAACTACTTCAACTGGAGCTTTATAAACATATATTGAACATAATGATTCTGAGGTAGTTGTTCTACCTTCTGCAACAGGGTCAATAGAAGCATAATACATTCCAAATGTTGGATTCTCAGTAGGTCTTTCCCATACAACTAAAGCACCTTCTTTATCTTCTTCATTTTTTCTAATCGGAAAAGATCTAATAGGAATCTTAGAACTATTTGATGCTACAACCTTACCATTTTCATCTTTACTAAGATCTAATATCTCATATGGATATTCTTTATCTTCTATTCTTCTAATTTGTGCAGTTACTAAATGTGGTGGAAATTTAGATTCTTTTCTTGCAGCAAATGCTTCTGCAATATTTCTTGGTCTCTGTGATATTCTTAATTGATATTCTTCTGGATCAAGTTCTTTTTTCCAAATTTCAAATTGATTTTCTAATGCTTCTAATGCTTCTGCTACTAATGAATTACCATATTCATCTATATAGGGAGGCATAGACCATTGTTCTGGAATAAATAATCCAGATTTACCAATAGTACCTTTATCATCTAATAAATCTGTTTCTACACTATATATATCATTAATATCGGGATATAATATAAGTTTTTTTAAAGGTTCGCATTGATCTAAATCACCCACTGATCCAGCAGCAATAAAAGTTCCTGTAGTAATAAAACCAGAACCCATTGCTGGTCTAATAAATTCATATGTAATATTCATCTTAGGAGCAATACCCGCCTCCTCATGAAAGAAGTATTTACATGGACCACCTACACCATTTGTTGGATTTTTTTCAAAAGATAATCCAATTAATCTTCCTTTTAGACCTTTTGTTTTATTTTGATTGTTTTCTCTTACTTGAATTTTTTGTTCCCAGTTAAGAGTTTTATCTGGAGTAAAAGGTCTATACCATGCAGTGTGTGTATTAAGAAAATCTCGGTACTCATTAAGAAATGCCCAAGACCCTTTATCGTTAATATAGTCTTTTAGTTCTGCACCAAGTTTTAGTGTAATACCTTCTTCAAACCAAATTTGGTTTATTAGTTTAGCACAATGGAAATATGAACTAGCAATCTGACGTTTCTTTAATATTGCACAATGTTTATTATTTAATTCTGCAAGTATTTCATATAATGCCATATGATATTGGGCATCTCTAATATCAGCAAAACCAAATTTCTGTATTTCTTTATTAAAGATTGGTAGAAAATTTAACCACATATAATAATCACGGGTTAAATACCAAGCCTTATCATTACTATAAAATATTACACCATTTCTACATTTAAGCTTTTGGTCATCCCAATAATTCTTAAAATCTTTACTTTTAAACGGTGCTTCACAGTAATAACCATTCTTGTTAAAAAGTTTAGCTTGTTTGTTAAACTCATATGAAGTTTCATCAAATTCATATTTACCTGGTTCTTTAAAGATAGATAATATAAATTCAGCAAATTCTTCTTTAGTAGTAAAAGAAGTTATTGTGTATTTACCATCTTTGTATGTAGGAATATCAATATAATTATTCATCAATTATATTTATAATTTCCAAAAGTTGTTCAATTTCAGGAGAATGAATATGTTTTACTTTTGTTCTATTTGTAAAAAATTCTTGATAGCTTTCTCTTTTAAAAGCAAACCATAATTCTTCATATGGATTAAAATAAAAAATCCAGTTATAAAGTTTTTCGTTTTTCATATTATTATTCTTGATCATAAGATAATCCAATTCCCCCTCTTACTTTACTTTTTTGTTCATTAACTAAATCATTATATGCACCTTTAAAACTATCACGAATTGCTTGGTATTTAGCTGCAGCATTAATTAATGCTGTAATGTTACCATCTCTTCCATGTTCAATTTCAGTTGTTTCCATATAATGAGCTAGTCTATCAAGCATTGACTTGATACCCATATAAGCTCTGTAAGTTGGTGTTTCGTATAATTTTTTAGTTTCTTTTAATCCTTCAACTATTAAATCATCATCTGTACTAAACTCAGCTTGTATTTGTTGAAGTATTAGTTCCTCTTTATCTACTTCAGGAACATTAAAAAATGGATTCATATCACTATTTGGACAAGCCATATAAAATAAGTATGAATATACTTTTATATAGTCATCTGGATAATTATCCATTATATCTTTTAAAAATTTTAGAGTGTAGCAATGTTCCGTTGGTTTTACAGAACCGTTCTCTATATCAAACAGTTTTGGAATCATTAAGCATAGTTTTTAAATATTTCTAGTACATTTTCAACAATTGGATGTCTATGATTTGCTTTTAATCTAATTACTGAAAATCCTTCTATATCTTTTAAATGTTTACAAATAAAATCAAATCCAGAATCTTTTTTATTTTTTAGGTCAATTTGAGCAGAGTCACCACAAAGTATCATTCTACAATTATCTTTACCAACACGACCTAATAATAATTCTGTTTGAGAATATGTTAAGTTTTGTGCTTCTTCTACTATAACAGTACAGTCATTGAAAGTATACCCTCTAGTATAGCCAACAGGAATGATAATAATATTACCAGCAGCAATCTCCTTATCAATCTTGTCCTTATTATAAAGTTTATACATGTTTTGATGTGTTGGCTGAGTAAATAAAGCCATTTTTTCATCAGCTGAACCTTTTAAATAACCAATATCTTCATGAGCTGTAACAGCTGGTCGTATAATAATAATTTTCTTTTCGTATAAAAATAATTGATCTAAAGCAATTTGTGCAGCAAGTAAAGATTTACCTGAACCAGCAGCTCCGTAAATAGCACTAATTATACTATTTAAAATTATTGCTTTAGCTTGTTTTTGTTCTTCATTTAATTGAAGTAGATACTTAATATCATTTTTACGCTCTCTCATAGATTAAAATAAATTCCTATTATCATTTAGATGTTTAATTAAAGTTATGACTTCCTGTTTTAAAAATGGAACTTCATATACTACAACATCTTTTACTATTGGTTTATTATTTTCATCAGATCCTTCTTCTTCAAAAATTACATGATGTAATTTCATTATGCCTGGTTTTAGTTTAGGATTGTGCTTTAATATAATATACATATAAAAACTCAATTGGAGACTATAATGATTGAAATTACAGTCATCTAGATGAGAGACAGGCTTTAACATTTTTTTAGAAATGCCTTCCCAATTTTTAAATCCCTCTGTTTTAATTTCTTTATTTGTTTTGTAGTCAATTATATTTACTAATCCATCTATAACATCAACTCTATCTGATTGACCACATAATCCAGCAGATTTTAAATAAACAAAATGTTCTGGATAAATACCATCTTCTAATTTTTGTTCTGGTGCATATTTAATACCTTCAGGATCAATAATTGGATTTATAATCTTTAAAGGTTGACCATTTTGCGTAATTGTTTCAAGACTCAATAAATCAGATTCTCTTTCATTATGATACCAAGTACCTAATGTTAATGCTTTATCTGTTTCTTTTGACCAAGCTTTTTGAATATCTTCAGGAGACATTCCATACCATTTTGATTTTTTATTCTTAGAAGCTTTTTCTGAAACTAATTTTGCATCAAACTTTTCTTTGAATTTATTAACAAAACTAGTGACACTTATCCAATGAATATTTTCATCTGGATTCATACTTTTATATGAATGGTCTTCTGCTCTAAATAATACACTCATTTGAATCCTATTTTTTTATTTCTATATAATATTGCATTCTTAACTTCTTCAATAGAATTATTTACTAAATAATCTCTACCACTAAATCTATCGAAGATTACACACTTTGTTTTTATTATTCTATTAGTATCACTTATATGATTACTTATTGATGATACAGCATCTATTCTACATATATGTATTAAATAGAGTGTTTTACCTTTTACTTCATAAGTAACTGGAATAATAACATCATTGCCTTCTTCATCTTTAACTTTAGTATTTTTAGTTTTTTGTTTAACTAAAGTGTGAAGTATTGTAAATGTTACATAATCATTTTCTATGATAATTTTAGATTTCTTCATTTTCATCTAAAATTGGTTCCCATTCATTCAAATCACATCCAGAAGATAAACTTCTTTGTTTTAAATGTAATGAACAACCACAGTAACCACAACATGGGGCTGTACCAGGAACTAAACATTTTGTTCCATCTTTATCATAATGAACACAGACAATGCATTTTTCATTTCTAATTGCAGCAACTGATTCAACAAAATCATCTTTAATAATTGAATTTTTAAAACCTTCAACTATTTGACTTTTATTGTTCCATATTTTTTTTAGATCCTGTATATTCATTTCTCTGTTGTTTTTTAATAAGTTTATTAGAATATTCTTCAGCAAAAACTTCTTGAAGAGTAATCATTTTATTTAATAATGATTTGTCATCTTCTTTTTTCATTTTTTGACTAAAAGTTTGTGCTTTATTTTTTTCTACAATATCTGTGTACTCAAGTATTTTTTTAGTAAGTAACCAATGTTTTATTCTAAACTCACCTAATTGTTCTATATAAACTCTTGTATGTTCTATATTTCTTAGAATTTTAGAGACATCATCCCAATAAAAATTAAATATATTTTCTACTAGTTCCTGATCTAAATTTAATTCTTCTGATACTTTTGGAATAAATGTTTTAGCTTTTTTTGGAATCATAAAGAAAAATCTCTACATAATAATTTATATTCTAATAATAAATTTGAAGCATCTGTTATAATACCAAGTTCAGGATTAATTTTAATTTTCTTTTTAGAAGATCCATTTTTTACAATTAGTTTTTGTTTTTCGGCTTTAGATACAAAGTTTCTTACACTTTGAGGTGATTTAAACATTCGGGAATCTGAACTAGCTTCTATGCAAAAGGAACTAAGTTCAGTTTCCCCTAGTTTAATTAGTTGTACTAAAGCATTAGTATCGGCCTCACTAATGTTGATTTTATTAAGTTCACAATGCAACATCACTTGGATTTTTACAATTGTCCAAGAATCTACCTGTGCTTTTTTATCAACCATTGTTAGTTTAGCCATTATTTATCTCTTTTTAATGTTCTTACGTTAGCTGGTTTTTCATCTTCTTCTTCATTCTCATCTTGTTGTGGTGCAACAATTTGAGCAAACTGAATTTGAGCTATTAATCTTCTAGTTTTAGATTCTTGAATTTTAGTAATTAGCTCTTCATATTCTTGCTGAAGTTTTAAAAACGGAATATTCTTTTCGTAATATTCTGATAGTTTTTGTTTGTTATCCTCAATTTGCTCTTGAGTTAATTGAGGTTCTCTTTCAAGTGTTTCTTCCATTAGTATAATTTTTAAAAGTTAAACATTACAAATTTAAAAAAAGTTTTGACATAAAAAAAGTGTTAGTATTTCTACCAACACTTTCTTATTATTTAGTATTTAAATATTAACTAAAGTATAAATTAGCTTCTTCTTCTCTTCTTCTAACTAGACCTTTAAGAGTTTTACCACCTGCTT